TGCGACGCAGTTACGCAAATGCATGATACTAGCATCGATGAAATTGCTCATAATGCTATTACCGCAATTTATGAATTAGCAAAAGCAGCAGGATCGAGCATTGTTGTTGATATACAAACAGAAGAAGAAGTTGTAGGTATATCTAATATTGGATATGAAGATATAGAAATTGGATGACCGGAAGGATTGTAAGCAGTTTGCTATGAAAAATTTTAAACAGTTCTTTATTGAAAAACAACTCTTCGGTCTTATAGAGTTTTTCGATATTGATGGGGTAGGTAAGGTACCAGCTAAGTTAGACTCTGGCAATGGTGCATATAATGTATTACATGGAGAGGATATTCAGGTACAAGGTGATAAGGTGTTTTTTAGAACTGTTAACAACAAGACCTTACTAAAGGATAAAAAGGGAGAGATTACTATTAACGTTGGAGCAGGTAATACAGAGGATAGACCCATCGTGGAGTTTGATTTTACTATAGGTGACAAGGAATTTACCGGTATACCTTTTACATTAAGTGATAGAGCGACCAATCTCTATAAAATTTTAGTAGGTAAGGATTTTATAGTAGATCAATTAGATGGTATTATAGATCCAGATCGTGAAAATATCGCGTATAGTAATGTTGACCTTGAGGTTTAATTACCTCTCCAGTCAGAAACAAACTGATAAAACTCGTTTCTGGTTGCGACATCTTCTAAAAAGTCAGAACTTAGTCGACTAGTCTTCATTTCACATCCATCATGCTTAACTCCTCTCAAGCAAGCGCATGTATGTGTTGCAGATATCATTACTGCTACACCTTTATTACCTTCACAAATTTCATCAATAGCTTTATGAATTTGAATAGTAAGACCTTCTTGAATTTGCGGTCTTCTTGCATAATGTTCAACAATTCTATTTAGCTTACTTAATCCAATAACCTTACCACTTGGAGATGGTATATAAGCTACATGAGCCCTACCAGAAAACGGTAAATGGTGATGTGAACAAAAAGATTTAACAGGTATACCGCCTTGAAAGACCATTCCGTCATAACCATCTGATGGAAATGCGGTTACTTTAGGTGGGTCGTTATAACAACCTGCTGCCAAATCATTAACAAAAGCCTTTGCAACACGTGTTGGTGTATTATCACTATTAGGGTCGTTACGCCAATCAATTCTTAATGCATCTAAATATTTTTCGTAAGCTTTTGATGCATCTTCAATAATTTGTAATTTTTGTTCTTCTGTTAGTGGTATATTACCATTAGCTGTGTGCAGTTTTATTGTCTGATCCATATGATCATTATATTGTATAATTTTATAATATCAAGAAATTTTATATTGCAGTTGATTATTTTTTTCGCCCAACTAATTAACCGTGATTGGGACGGGGGAGCTAATCTTTTAACACTTTACCCGTTGACATCTAACGCGTTTATCATATAATAAACATATGAGTGTTTATACGTCGTCAAAACAAATTGAATTAGGCTCTGCAGCGTTTCGTCAGTGGAGAGCATCACACAGTCACTGCAGATTTTTACATGGTTATCAACTTAAAGCTAGATTTACATTTGGTTGCAATAGTTTAGATGATAAAAACTGGTGTGTTGACTTTGGAGGGCTAGCTGATCTTAAGAAAATTCTTAGAGATCAATTTGATCATACTACAGTAGTTGCAGGTGATGATCCGGAGTTGCAAAGCTTTAAAGATCTTAATGATAAAGGTGTTATACAGTTAAGAGTAATGGAAGAGGGTGTTGGTACCGAAAGATTTGCTGAATGGGTTTTTAAAACCGCTGATACTTTTATCGAAGAAGTTACTGAAGGCAGATGTTTTGTTATAAATGTAGCAATTACTGAACACGATGATAATTGGGCAAGTTATACAAGACCAATTGAAGAGGATACAACATATGTTGATGAAGAAGGTGGAAAGGTTTTTGTCAAAAGTGAAGAGCCAGCACCTGAACCTGAGCCAGTACCTCAGCCAGTACCTCAGCCAGCAGCTGCACCACCTAGACGAGGAGCAAATGTAGGTAATAAGGTATCACGTGGTAAGGGTAGTTGGTTTGAAGGAACTACATGGGGTTAAGTTCCTAACACTGCACATATAAACCGAAGTATCTTACTTCTAGATATTTCGGAAAGGCCGAATTCAAAGGCATGTATGCCATTGTCTTTACATTTTTTATTATTAAATTTATTAAAGATCTCTCTGTAACCTGATCTATTAACATCAGCTTGATTGCAATCTCCACATACAATATATCTCGAGTCGCGACCAAATCTTGTAAGAATAGTCGTTAACTCTTTACGTGATAGATTTTGTGCCTCATCAACTATAACTAAGCTCTTATTAAATGTTAAACCTCTTACAAAGTTAACAGGTAAAGCTTCGATAACACCTTTTTGTTTTAACATCGAACAAGTAGAGTGATCAGTAATTTCAATTACCTTTTCTTCTAACGGAATCGCATATGGAGAGAATTTATCATCAATCTCACCTGGTAAAGATCCTAGACTACGTTCAGCTGACTCTGCTATTGATCGTATATAAACTACCCTACTAAAAGTTTCTTGTTTAATTAACTCTAAACCAGCATACACAGCTATATATGTTTTCATACTACCTGCAGGACCATCAACAAAAGTTATCTTTGTGTTAGGATGTTTTAAACAGTTGTAAAATTCCTTATGTACGGGATTAAAATAAAAAGGTTTTTTTATTTTAAAATTTAAAAGCCAGTTAGGACTGAAAATATCCTCTACTGGCATTTCCACTTTAAATTCTTTACGCTTACGCGCAGTTTTTACGCTCATGTACTAATATTTAGTTGAAAAACACGCTTATGAATACTATAATATAAAGTATATGGTAGATTGTGATAAACAGACACTGCTTATATCTGACGATAAGATCTTTTATACTATAGAGGGTGAAGGTGAATATGTTGGAGAGCCATCTTTATTTTTTAGATTATCTTTATGCAATCTAACATGTAAAGGGTTTGCTTCAAAAGATTCACCTAATGGTTGTGATTCATTTATTTCTTGGTCTGTCAGAAATAAAATGACATTTAATGAAATATTTCAATATATGGAAGAACGACAATATATTGAAAAGCTTAAAAACAATGTAATACTTAAAATTACTGGAGGTGAACCACTAGTACAGCAAAAGAAACTATTAAAATTTATTGAAGCTTTTATTGAAAAGTATGATTTTATTCCACGTATAGACTTTGAAACTAATGCTACAATAATGCCTGATAATATATGGGTAGATAAATATTTAGCTACCTTTACAACTTCACCAAAACTTACAACCAACGGAGATCCGGAATCTAATACATATAAACCGGAGGTGCTTAAATGGCATAAAAATAATAGATCTGGTTTTAAGTTTGTTATTAATAAATCTTCAGATATTAATGAAATTTGGGATAAGTATGTGACAGATGATAAAGAAATTAATTTACCGTTAGATCGTATATGGTTAATGCCTGTAGCTGGTAGTAGAGAAGAACATATTACTAACGCTCCTGCAGTTGCAGAATATGCTAAAGCTTTAAATGTAAAATTTTCTTCAAGATTACACTTATTAGTGTGGGATATGGCATTAAAGGTATAGAATCTGAAAAAAAAATAGCTAAATAACGTAATGAGAATCGCATTTTCTGGCACAGGTAATTCAGGTAAAACTACAACAGTAAAGAGTTTTCTTTACACATGGGATAATTATACAACACCTGAAAAAACATATAGGGATTTAATACAAGAAGATAATCTAAAGCATTCAAAAGACACAACTCCTGATACACAATCAGCTATTCTTGACTTTATGTCAAAAGTACAAGAAGAAAATAAAGACGTACAACATATTGTATACGATAGATGTACTTTAGATAACATTGCTTATACTTTATGGTCACATGAAAAAGGAATAGAAGGATTTACTAAAGAATTTTGTGCAGACCAAATAGCAATAATGCGTGAATCAATGAAACATTTAGATATTATATTTTTATGTAAATTTGATGAAAGTCAACAAATCGAAGACGATGGTACGAGGGAGACTGATAAGGAGTATATTAAAGAGGTAGATAATATTTTTAATTCATTGTATAGTCAGTATTCACAGAACGTTGAATCGGATATATTTTTCCCGAAAGGTGATTCACCGTGTGTGTTAACCGTACCTAGTGATGCACAGAAAAGAATAGATCTAATTTCTGAATATGTAGCCGAAGATGGTGACATGTATGGTGATGAAGATTCGATTTTAAACTCAGAAAATTTAAAAGAGCTAGAGTCATTAGTATACCAACAGAAAGCAGAAGTAGATCATGAGGAACATATGAAAGACTTACATAGAAAATTTGGAATATGATAGGAGTTGGTATTATTACATGTAATAGACCGGAGTTTTTTAAAAAATGTAGAGAGTCTATTAAAGAAGAGTGGTATGATCATATCGTTGTAGTTAATGACGGTAAAGGGCCGCTATTTGACGCTAATTCACCAATAATTGCAACAACTGGAATGGAGGGTGTAGGACGCGCTAAGAATATGGCTCTTAAACACCTACTAGAGAAGGATTGTGATTATATTATTTTGGTAGAAGATGATATGTTATTTAAAGGTGATATTTTTGAACAATATATTAAAGCTCATAAAGCAACTGGCATCCACCATTTTATGTTTGCATACCATGGCCCAGCAAACAAGGCTGGAATTAGTGGTGGTAAGCCTGTACCACGTAAAATTATCGACTACGGTAAAGTAAAAATTGCTTTAAACCAGCACTGTGTAGGGGCTGTTTGTTTTTATACACGAGAGTGTTTAACTGAAGTGGGTATATATGATGAAACTTACACTAATGCGTTTGAACATGTAGATCATTCCTACGAGCTTGCTAAAGATAACTATAGCACGCCGTATTGGTGGTGGGCAGATATTGCTAATAGTTTGGATTACGTTGTTGAACAAGCTTGTTCTGAAGATAGCTCCGCTATTAGGCCCAGAGATGACTGGCAATCTAACATTAAAGAGGCATGGGGCAAGTTTACCGATAAACATGGTGTTGGGCCTACCTCAGTTCCAGATGTACCTATTAATGAAGTAATAAAAAACCTTAAACAAATAAAAAATGACCGATAGAAAATATTTACCCACGTTTGCAGAGCTTATAGATCGTATGACTATTTGTCAGTTAAAGTCTATCTTTATACCTGATAATAAAGAGGCGTATGATGAAGAGATTAGTGATATAAAGTATGACCTAGATCAAATTATTAAGGAAAA